ATCGGTGTAGGCCGTCTCGGTCAGCGGGCTGGCGATGCCGGCGCCCACACCTGTGGCCGCCTTCTCCACCCAAACGCCCCGCCCCCGCGTGGCCGGACGAACACCCTTGCGCTCCAGGGTGTTCAGCTCCTGCACCTTCCGGCGGCTGCTTTCCAGGCTGTTCAGGTCGCGCTTCAGAGTGCTCGCGCGCGAGGAGCTAACGCTCGAGCGGATCGCGCCGCGTTCTTGAGCCAGACTCATTTACAGCTCCAGAAGGTCGTTGCGGATGGCGACGCGGTAGGTCTGCGCCTGCTCGACCTCATACTCATCGCGGTGGTCGGCCGGCTGCTCAGGCGCCTCCAGGTCGAAGCGGCGCTCGAACTCTTCCTGTTCCGAGTTGTAGTTTTCGTAGTTGCCGGAGAACCCCAGCAGATCCTCGTCATAGGGTAGGCTGTCGACGTGGCCGGATAGCTGCGTCGGCAACTGGATCAGCACCGGCACATCGCCGGCCGGGGTGCTGGCCGGCGCCGGCGGGACGTCAAGCGGGTCAGTGACATCCCCACCTCCCTGGCTCACTGCATGCTGAATGCTGGTGATGGCCGATCCGCTATCCAGGTCCCACTCATCAGCCAGGCTGAACAGCTGCGCCTCGCAGACGATGTCGCGCCCCAGAATCTCGTCCTCGACGCGCCCCGTGTGCTCCAGGCGCATACCCAGAGTGTCGGCGGTCGGCAGCTGGTAGCCCAGCCGGTTGCCCCGGTGAGCATCTACGATCTGCACCGTCGCCATATTCAGCAGGCAGGCCAGAGCATCTACCCGCCGATCCTCCTCACGCAGGTCCACCACGTAGTCGCCCAGGGCGTCCACAACGGCATCGGGATCCGGATCCGTGAAGGCCGCGTCCTCGAAGCTGTCAGCGCGGTCGCTCTCGGTCTCCGCCGTCATGCGCTCGCGATTGATCACCTCCCCGGCCTGGGCGACGCTGGCCGGAACCTCGACCCGGAGCTTGTACTGCTCGGTCACCGGCTGAACCCAGCGCATGGCGCTGTCCCACTCCGCTCGGACCAGCAGGTCCGGGTTTGTAAGCGTCCAGCCAGAAGGCGGTGTGCACAGGGCGCCAGACCCGGTTGGCGGCAGGCGATCCCAGCGCGCATTAAGCACGGCCTGGTACCCGGCCTGCTCGCTGGCCTGGGTGACCATATCGATGTCCGGCATCTCTGTCGTGTCGTGCCGGTAGTTGAAGCAGAAGCCATCGATCTCGGTCAGCCCCACGAATGCGGGGTGTTCCCAGAAGAAGGGCTGGTGGCGCTCACGCAGCCGCGGGAATCTGTAGTCGCCCTCGATTTCCACGACGTTGATGCGCTCGCTCAACTCGACGGGCACCCACTCCAGGGTCTCGAACAGCAGAGCGCCGGCCGGCACGATCCAGGCCGGGGTCGTTGGATTCCACGGCACCACCTGCAGGTCACCCTCCAGGCTCAGCTGCAGGGAGGCCTGGCGGGTGCTCATGCGCTCCGATGCATAGTCCCAGCGCGAGCGCCCATCCACCGCCTCGAACACATCCGCCGACCACAGGCCGCCGGTGATCGCGTCGATGGCGTCGATCTCCATGCTCTCGACGATCTCGTTGAGCCGGTCGCTGCACTCACAGGACAGCACCCGGGTCTGCAGGTTGAACTGCGGCCCGGTGATCTGGCCCTTGAAGCGGAGGGTCTCCTCCCAGCCCGCGCCATTCCAGACGCGGTAGTAGAGCTCGACGGCCTGGCCAAGGTAGCTGGCCGGGTTCACGGCCTCACCCAGGAACTGCAGGTCGAAGTCCGCGATGCAGCGAGCACCCTGCTCCCTCTGGATGCTGATAGCACCAGCCAGCAGGTGGCTGGAGTCCACGCCGTTGAGCATCAATCGCACCGCCCACAGCACCGATACCACCGGAACAATGGTGACCGGCTCAGGAGTTGCACCCACGACAAGGCCGCCGTTCAGCGGAGCCCCGTTGAACGGTGAGCCATTCAGTTGCATCAGACTTCCTCGGCGGTGATGGTCCAGTCGAATGTGGCGTTGGCCGGGTCGAGCGCCAGGCCTGGCCGCTCACAAGACACTTCAAAAACCGGCCTCCAAAGCACCTGGTACTGCAAAGCACCCGGCACCTCGACCAACACGAAGCTGTTGCCCGTCATGAATACATCCGTCGGCACCCAGTCATGCCCAGTGAACGCCAGCGCCCACGGTTCATCGTCATCGCGATAGTGCCCGACGATGGCACCGGACAGCCCAGTAACGGTGACGGACAGCGGCGCGGTGCAACGAAGCTCCAGCGGCTGGTTGAAGTCGAGGCCCGAAAGGCCCGGGCCCATCCAGCCCATCCCACGAAGAACGATCGCGGTCTTGTCCCAGTGCCGCATGATCACCAGCGCACCGCTGGACCTCCGAACCCGGGTCACACCACCGAGCGGGGTGTATTCCTGCTGCACCGCGCCGCTGTGCAAGCGGATGGGAATCCCACCCAGCATAACCTCTGGCATGTCGTCTCCTAGTTTCCACGTTGCCGGCGCACACGCCGCAGCAGTTGTTCAAACGAATCACCCCGCATCAGCACCTCGACGCTGCCACCATCCGGCAATCCGAGTTCAGCGCGCCCAAAATCCGCGAGCGGGTTAGCTGGCTGAAGCGCTGCGGCACCGACCTGAGGCACAACAGGCAGGTTGCGCATGGCGTTGGCATTCTGCATTTGGCTGTCCAGGGCAAGTGACAGGCCCGACGGCAGCACCTGCTCGCCACCACGAAATCGCCGCAGCTCCGGCCCGTTCTCGCCCACCCAATGCCATCCAGGCACAGCGCTGGCCGTACCGCTGGCGTAACCGTCAACCCGCCCGGCGGCATCGAGCATCTTGCCGGCATCCTTGATGCCGCCGGTGTCCGGCGGGATCAGGGTGACCTTGACCTGCATGTACTTCTGCCACTCTTGGGCAAGGGCGATCATGCGCTGGCGGGTGGCCTCCTCCGACTCGGTGTCACCAACGAACCCGACGGTGATGCGCTTGAGCGCTTCAGCCTTCTGCAGCAACTGCTCGATCACCACCTCGCGAGCCTTGACCGAGGCTTCCGCCCCGTCCTCGTCGATCTTCGCGGCCGCATCAGCGATCTTCCCCAGCTCTTGGGCAATACCCTTGAAGCCATAGGTGTTCTCGCCGGCGTCCCGGAGCTGCTCCATGATCTTCGCAGCTCGGTCCGCCTCGCGCAGCGCCTTGTCCGTATCACCTACTCGAAGTGCGTCGCGCGCGCTGATCTTGGCTTGGTTGAGGCTGCCGAACGTCGCCTCGCCTTTCGGCGCCGTGAAGCTGTTCGCCAGAGCCGCATACTGCTTCTGGATATCCAGCCGCTTGGCCCTGACTTTCTCGAGTCGCTTGTTCGCCTCCTCGTACTCATCCGTGAGTTTCGCCAGCTGCTCCTTGGTTTTGACCAACTCGCTCGCTTTGATCTTGTCCTGCCGGGCCTGCCAGGCCTTTTCCTGCTCCAGTCGCTGCTCTTGAACGGCGTTGATCGCTTGGTAGGCATCCGAATAGGCACGAGCCTGGCGCGACGCATCGATTGAAGCCTGAGCGACTGGCGCCGCGATGCCATTGGCCTTTGAGTTTTCCCGCTCGGTTCGTTCCGCCAGCTTCCGGTAGTACGTCTCCGCATTCTTCAATCGTTCGGCGTATGCATTGCGCTCCGCTACTGTCAGCTGGCCGACTTCTTGCTGGGTCAGGATCAGCGAGTTGCGATAGGGCTCCCCCGCCTGAACCGCGGCATCCAGCGATTGCGCGTAGTTCTCCTGCTCCTGCTGAATCTCTTTCAGCTCCTGGTGCAACTGCTCCAGTTCCATGAGTTGCGAAAGGATGATGCCGTAGCCACCTCCTGCCAAAGCCGAGCCCAGGTTGATGCGCCCGGCAATCGCACCGAGCCGGCCGAGCCGGCCCCCGAGCTTGTCGGCTGCGGCGCCTGCCGCACCTGCCCCCGCAGGAACCTGCGCCAGATGCGTCAGGAGCAGGGAGAAAGGCCCGCGAACTGCCGACAGCACCACCGCCAGGGCCTTCCCCGTGGCCGCCAGCGCGACCAGGCTGATCAACCCAGTTTTCACCGGCCCCGGAAGCTCGCTGAAGGCGTTGAGCATGTCGGTCAGCACATTGACCAGCGGGAGCCCCGCGGCCACAACCTGGCCAAAGGCAATCTGCAGCTCGTTGACTGCCGCCTTGAACTGTTCGACCTGCTGCTGCGGGGTGTCCTTCATGATGTCGTAGGCTCGTTGTGTCGAGCCGGCAGCATCGTCCATCCGCTTCAACTGGTCGTTGAAGGCGTCAATCTGGTTGGTCAGGGCGAGCACCGCGGTGCGGCCCTCGATGTCCGGGACGATGGAGCGCATTGCCTCCGTACCCAGCTTCTGCGAGGCGATCTGGCGCAACGTTCCGGAAAGCCCGTTCCACTGGATGCCCAGCTCCTTCATGGCCTTCGCCGCCTGCGGAGACGGCGACGACAGCTGCGTAATGGCACTACGCAGGCCGGTGATGGCGATGGGCGCCTTGATGCCCTGCACCGTCATGCGCGCGATCGCAGCACCGATCTCGTCGAAACCCACGCCGGCCGCCGCGGCGTTGGGCAGCACCTGGCCCAGGCCAGCGGCCAACTCGTCGAACTCCACCACACCGTCCTGGATGGTGAGGAACAACTGGTCGTAGCGCTCGTCCAGCTTGTCGACGCCGTCGCCGTAGGCGTTCAGCACCGACACCCCAACGCTCGCCGCGGTCTTGGTGTCGGTGATACCGGCAATCGCCGCGCGGGAGGACTTCTCCAGCACGTCCAGGCCCTTGCCCGTCTCGATGCCGCTGCCGAGGATGTCGCGCAGCGCCGAAGCGCTTTGCGCCGCCGGCTTGCCCATGTCCAGGCTCAGCTGCCGCACTGCCGCCGACAACGCCGTGACCTCGGTTCCAGTCAGGTCGGTGATCGACCGGACGCCCGCCATCTCCTGCTCGAAGCCGGCGAACTGCTGGAATGCGTTGCGCCCCACCAGGGCGATACCACCGAAAGCGGCGGCACCGGCAATGATCTCGCTTTTCACATTGGCCAGCGAACTGCGCCAACCATTGGTCTGCTCGGTCAGCTCGCGGGTTCGCTCCAGCATGCGCACCTGGGCCTGCACCAGCTCTGCACCCGTGAGCGAGCCGCTGGACTTGAGCAAGGCAAAGTTGCGCTGCAGCTTGGTGATTTCACCATTGATTTCAGCGAACGGCCGGACCCCCAGTGAGTCGCGGGCACCGGCGACGGCCGCCTGCAGTGCGACGTTGGGGATTTGCTTGGCCAGCTCACCGCGCAGGCGTTGCTGCTCGGCACCGAGCCGAGACGTGTCAACGCCCGCAGCCCTCAGTTGGTTGCCCATCTGGCTTAGCTGGGCCGTCTGGCGAGTGGCCGACGCGGTGAGCTGGTTAACTTCCGAAGTGGAGCGCTTGTAGTCGGTCTGGAGCTGCCGAGACGCAGCCTGGCCACGCTGCATCTCGGCGGCCACGCCAGCCAGCTGCTGGCGAGCCTGCTGCAGCGCCTGGGAGTCAACCTGCACGACGCTGAGCTTCACTTCGTCGCGCTTCACGCTACGCTGCAGCTTCTGGTAGGCCTCCAGGGCCTGCGCATACTGGTTCTGAAGCTGAGCCGACGGGTCGGCAGCAGCGGCCAGTTGGTTGCCCAGATCGCGCACACGATCACGCGCCTGCACCAGGTTCGCCCGGCCGAAGGTCAGGGCGTCGAGACGACGGGCGTTGCTCTCCATGGTCCGCACGCTGGCGGTGAGATCGCGCCAGGTGCTGGCCGACTTGGCGTTGGCGCTGTCGATGCGCACCAGTTCCTGCTGGAGATCACGCAGGCGCCCCTTGGCCGTGGCCAGGCTCTTGCCGGTGCTTTCGACGCTATCCTGCAACTGCGCGAAGGCGGTCACCTTGCCCACGGGCTTCTGCAATGCATCGATGGTAGCTTCAGCCGCCTTGCGGAACTGGTTCAGCCGGCGGACACTGTCGGCATCATCGATTCCGATCTTGAGCTGCACGTCAGACATGAGCGTACGGACCTATTACTGGATCGCCGCCGCAGCGGCCATATGCCTCGCACCGAAGGTGTTCCTTCCCGTGCTGCTGGGCGTTGGGGTTCTAGCGGGGGTTGCCCTTGTCGGGCTGGGCGGCGCGGCGGTGTTATTTCAGCCGCGTAAGCACTGACAGGGTTCGCAGGTACAGGGACCAGGCGTAGCCCCAGGCGCCGTGGTGGCCGAGTTGAATCAGCGCCACCACCTCCTCTTCCAAGATGATCAGTTCTCGCCGTGGATCACGCCGTCGATCTTCATCAGTCTCCCCCTGAGGCCGAAAAAATCTGCGTTCAGCTCCTTGGCCACCATCATCAGTTCACGCAACTGACTGGGCTGCCAGGCATCCAGATCACCCACTGACAAATTGGTCATGCGTGCCAGGTCTGGCAGCGATATCTCGGGGATCAGCAGCATATCCACTGCGCTGATCGTCGAATCAGTGCTCACTTCCTTCAGCCAATTCCGGACATCCCCAACGGTCAACTCGCGGACCGTTACGCGCCGTTCGCCAACGACAACCTCTCGGCTGTTGGTCACCGTCATTTCGTTCTCCCATAAAAAAACCCGCCGAAGCGGGTTCTGTATTCGTTGCAGTTCAGTTGAGCGCGATCAGCACTCCACCGAAGATCCTGGCGGCGATCCAACCGATAGCGCCCAGGATCAGCAGAGCGGGGATGGAAGCCACCGCCCACTTGATCATGAACATCACCATTGAGCCGAAGCGCATGTGCACGTCGACCACGACCACCGGCTGCACGCCTTCGAGGCCTTTGGTGGCCGCCTTCAGGTAGGCGGATGTCACCGGGGCGGCCCTGCGGCTGTTGATCTCGCGCGCCTGAGCGACGACATCTGCCGCGGGGGCCGTAGGCTTCTGGGTGACGGGTTGTTCTGCTGCCATTTGGAGTCCCTCCCTGTGGAATTCAGGGAGGGAATGTACCTCAGTCCACGTACTTAACAACCATGTACTGCGAGAGACCGGCACCCTTGCTGCCGTCCTTCTCCAGGTCGGCGGTGAAGTCCATTCCGCCGAAGTCGTTGGAGATCATCTGCAGGCTGGACGGCGAATGCACTACGCGGTACAGCTCGATCACCACGGGCCGGCCGGTGTCAGCTTCGTTAAGACCGACGAATACATGGCGGTAGCGGCGCCCAGAGTTGACCAGGCCCTGGATGACGACGTGGGCCCCGTGGCTGTAGTCGACGGTGATGTCGGTACCGGCGGCGAGCGCCTTGCCACCCTCCGCCTTGATCTTGGGCAGCCCGGCATCGGTGAACTCGTAGTCGACACCCTCATCCCAGGTGACGGAACCGGCCTTAATTACCACGTCAGAGGCGCCGGGGTTCTTCAGCAAGATCAGCCCACCCGGGAAGGCCTTGTGACCCTCCCCGGTCACGGTGCCGCTGTCCACTCGTGTGGAGGCGCCATAGATCGCCCGGCTGATGTTGGCGATGTTGTAGCTGTGGGCCTTGTATTTGACCGTTACACCCTCGATACGCTTGACCGTCTTGGCGTTGCCACCGCCCGGGCGTGTGTAGTCCTGGATTTTGATGTCGTTGGTGGCAGCCTCGTAGGACAGTTCGCTGCAGTTGCCAACCTCCAGCAGGCCCGCCGGAATGTCGAGGTCTTCGAGGTACTGCATGCCGGTGCCGATGTATTCGCCTCGGGTATCAAGCATCGTGGTTCTCCTGGCCGATGACGCCCAGCTTTTCGAGCCAGCGTTTCTGGTCGGCGGTTACGGTGAGGGTGTCTCCCGGCTCCATGTGGCGCCCGGCGTGGGTGTGAGGTTTGGCGAGGCGAACGACCTCCTCGGACGGCTCCCTTGGCGCGTCCGGCGGTGCTTTGGCCATGTCAGGCTCCTTTGATGATGACGTGCATTTGAATGGGAATGAGGACGGTGCCGGCAGCTACCCCTTCGCCAGGCGGGAAGGGTTTTGCGGTCCCGATCTCCACCTTGAACGGCCCTGGCCGGCCCCAGGGATTGGGCACTCCCGGCGTCACCTGAAGAGCCCGCACCAGGTCGACGTAGAGGGCGTCCAGCTCTTCCAGCCAGCGGTCGGGGTGATCCGTTCTCACCGCCCCAACTACCCGCCGCCCGATGTCGGCGTTCACCGCCCCGCCACCCGGGGTAGGAGGGCGGTATTCCCCGGGCTGGACCGCGATGAAGGGGAAGGCCACGTCGTCCTGCTCCAGCAGGTCAGCCAACCAGCCTTCCTTGATCCGGGTGCCGGCATCGGTGAGGTAGCCGTTCACCGGCAAGATCCGGCTGAGCCGGTCGATCAGGGCGCCGTGCGCTTGTTGAATGGGGTTCATAGGTTGATCCGGTTCAGTTGCCGCTCGACTTCGCGCTCAAGTTCGCGCCGGGCATCTGCACCCAGTTCGTCCAGCTTGTTGTCCAGCACCTGGGAAGGCGAGGGCCCGTGGAGCACTTCCAGCGGCAGGCGGGGCTTGCGGATGCGCTCGACGATCAGCCCACCGGGCGGGCCGATGGGGGCGATGAAGGCGCCCTCCACCAGCTCCGTCCAGTCGTGGCCGACGTTGACCTCGACACCCGCCTTGACCCGCTTGCCGGACTTGCCTTGCTTCCAGCGCTGCTTGTGGGGGAACTGGCTCAGCGTCACTCCACGCTTGCGCGCGAAGATGATCACCCGCAGCTTTTCCAGGGTGGCCGGGATGAAGTTCACCTCGTCCCGGATGTAGCTGGGCTTGAGGTTGATTTCGTCCCGGATCGCCCGCCAGCTGCGCGTGGAGGTGTTCCGCCCCACGGTGTTCAGCGCCAGTTGGATCGCACGCCGGAGCTTGTCCGGCGCCGCGTCCAGGCGGTTGAGCAAGGCGTCTCCGCCCACCACTTCCAGCTTGATGCTGTCGTAGCCAGCCATGCGCTACCTCCTGGGAATCAGCGACCACCGCTCCACCAGGCCATCGGCGTCGATGCGCTCCTCGAGGAGGAACTCACCATCCGGCAACTTCAGGCGCCCGCCCTTGCGGGGCTTGCGCACCTGGCAGAGCCGTAGCTCGACCAGGTACTGCACCGTCATGAACATGCCGTCGGCGCCGGCCACCTGCGCATCACGAGACAGCGAGGCATCGACCTGCACCGGCTGGGTGAGGCCAGTCGGCTCGGTGTAGGCGCTGCAGTGCTCTTTGAAGACCTCGAAGTAGCGGTCATCGCCCATGGACATCAGGCGATCGAACTCGCTGCTCATGGTCATTCACCCGGCGGGGCTTCGGGCTGCTCGCCATCGACCTCAACTTCGACGTCATCGCCCGGAACTTCGATGTGGCCGCTCTGCAGCAGCTCCTCGACGATGCCTGCCGGTACGTCACGCGCCTTCGGCCCGCTGGGGATCACCAGCTTCTTGCCGGCCTCGTCCAGGGTCTGGATGGTGGTTTTCACGATGTACTTCGCCGCTTTTTCTTCGGTGTTTTTCTTCGCCATGGGGGCGCTCTCCGTTGGGGCCAGGCTGTGCCCGGCCGAAGTTGGACCGGGCCGGATCAGGCCACCTTGACCGACACGAACTCGTCGGCGTCGAACAACACCGGAACCGGCGCCGTCTGGGTCTGCAGCCACTCGACGCTGGGGTCGTCGGTGAACCAGTTCTTGGGATAACGACGTGCCTTGGCGATGCCGTCGGCGTTGGCCTTGGCATCCTGGATGCCGCCGTAGGCCATGACGTTGTCGGCAGAAGACGGCGCCAGCAGGACGGTGAAGTCCGGCATGTAGTTGACCTTATTGCCGGCCGAGTCCACATAGGAGCCGGTGTAGACGACGATCTCGTACTCACCGTAGAACCCCTTGTGCATCACCTCCTTCTCCAGCTGAGGCCCAAGCTCCAACTGGGAGGTACTGCCGCGTCGGGTCTCCAGCTTCTCCTTCACCGCCTTGAAACGGGAGAAAAGACGCCAGGCCTTGCGATCCATGAGGATCATGCTGACAGTGCCATTGGCATTGACGGCCCAGTCCTCGAGGTCCTCATCCGGGTCGTAGGTTGCCGGATCAACCGCGTCCCACTTGGCTGCACCGGCCAGCACTATCTGATTGGCCGCGCTGCGCCCGTAGTCGACTTCCTGGGTAGGGTAATCCTCGCCCTCGATGATCACCTTGCCGTTGAGTACGGCCTGCACCGCCATCCACTCCTCGCGAGCGACGATGTTCGCTTCCTGCTCCACCAGCATGTCCGCCACCACGACAACGTGGCGGTCTGCTGCATCCAGTTCGGAGTTGAACGCCTCCCCCAGCTGACGCTTGATCAGACGACCCGGCTTAACCGGCTCCGTTTCCTTGATGTAGGCAGGGGTCAAGGTGGTGAGGAAGCCACCCTTGGCGCGGCGGGCACGACCCGCGACCATGGGCGAAACGAAGGGCGCCAGGCGCCGTTCCTTCTTGATCTTGTCGAACGCCACGTCTTCGGTACCGAACTCGGCGAAGGTGGGGAAGAACATCTGCATGAACAGCGGCGTGAACCGGGGAAGGATCTCCTTCAGCCCAAGCAGCTTGGTAGTTTCGTAGCCTGCGGCCATGTTTCGAATCTCCTGAAATGAAAAAGGCCGCTACTGCGGCCTGATGGGTATGGCTGCGCCGATCAGACCGGCGGCTGCAGGCTGATGGGGGTGCCGACGAAGGCGGCCAGCTTCTGGGCTTCAGTGGTACCGACCGGCCAGTCGACCAGCTCCGGGTTGAAGGTGCCGGCCGAGATCACCTGGGCCTTCTTGTTGCCACTGGTGGCATTGACCGGGTAGGAACTGAGATAGACGGCCTTCTGCGAGCCGTCGCTTGCGCCGGGCGCCCACTTCACCAGCAAGCCGGTGGCGAGGATCTGACCAAGCGGGACACGCTGGCCAACGTTCTGCCCACTGGCGATCGTGCCTTGAGTCGTGTGGATCGGCGCGGAACCGGTGACCCAGTTGTCGACTGGCTGATTGACGATGCTCATCAGAGTTTCACTCCCGTGGCCTTGCTCCAGGCGTTTGCAGCGGTCTGCGCCCAGGACGGTTCACCCGAAGAAGCGCCGGAGTCGGCGCCGACGTTGGGCTGGGCCTCGTTCGCCATCATGCGATCGAGGGCGGTGCTGGCGTCGGCTTTCGCGGCCTCACGAGGGGCAGCTGCCAGCATCGCGCCTGCCTTCTCGACGCTCATGTTGGTGTCATAGGCCAGCTTCTCGGCCAGGCCCTGACGGCCTCCAGCCTCGGCGTGCCCGAGAATGCCGCGAATGCGCTCGCGCTCGGCGCCGGCGGCGGGTTGGCTGGGGGCAGACACTGCCGGGGCGGCGTCAGCACCAGCGGCGGGTTGATCTTTTGCCATGGTTGCTCCTGATGTGATGACCCTGCCCGGGGTGGACAGATGTTCAGAGAATTCGGCGATCGCCTCGTGCCCATTGACCAGGGCGTCGGCAAAGCCGATGTCGATGGCCTCCTGACCGCGATAGATCGCGGCTTCGGTGGCCAATACCGCGTCGACCGACAGCTCCATGTGGCGGGCTATCAGCTCGGCGAATTGCTGCCGCAGCGCATGTGTGTCGGCCTGGAACCGCTCCAGCACATCGTCAGGCAGGTCCTCGTAGGGGTTGCCGTCGACCTTGCGCGCGCCGGAGTGGATCAGGGTCACCTTGATGCCCTGCTCCTCCAGCGCTTCCTGGTAGCTGGCATGGGCCATGACCACGCCCACCGACCCGGACATGCCGGTCTGGGTGATGAGCCTCCGACTGGCGCTGCTGGCCAGGGCCATGCCACCCGAAAGCGTCATGTCATTGCACAGCGACCAGATGGGCTTGCCTGCCTGATCGGCCAGCTGCCGCAGGCGGTCAGCGGTGTCGAAGCAACCCGAGACCTCGCCACCAGGCGAGTGCATGTCCATGAGGATGCCCTTGACGTCGGACTCTGCCAGCATCATCGCGGCTCGATTGATAATGCCGTCATAGCCAGTCATGCCGCTGTAGGGCTTGAGGTAGCCGCTTTTGTGCGCCAGCGTGCCCTTCACATCCAACAGGGCGATGCCGTCGACCACTTGGAAGATGGTCTCCTCCACTCCCCAACTGTTGATCCTGGTCTTGTTGAAGGTGCGGCCATCCACGCGGAGCTTGAGTCCTTCCTCCACCGGCCCGTCGGCGTCCGACAGGCTGGTGATGCCCAGCCGGCTCTGCAGGGCGCTGAAAAACACCCGGGCATAGCCGGGCTCCAGCAACAGGGGCTTGTTCAGCACCCGGCCGGCGATGTGTGCGTAGCTGTTCATGTAGTGTCCTGATGTGAAAGGCCCGCGTAGGGCGTGGCCTTACTCGGTGGGCTCGACCTGCTCCGGCGCGAGTTCCTGGGTTTTTACCCAACTGGCGACCGGCAGGCCGGCCTCGCGCCGCTCCTGCATCTCGCGCACCTGCTGGGCGAAGATTTCCTGGTAGTCCTCGCCGAGCAGGGCGAGCTCCTTCTCGTAGGTGCTGAGGCCGGACTCGATGCGCAGCACCGACTCCTTCACCTCCTTCAGCCCGTCGATGGCCAGCCGGCCGGCGCCGATCCAGTCGCAGTTGCACCAGGACGCGCGCGCCTCGTAGAAGCTGCGCTGCGCCTTGCGCGGCAGGCTGATCTCGCGTCGCTGCAGCGCCTCCTCAAAGGCCAGCACGAACAGGTACGTGGCGAACCGCGCAGCGATGACCTTGCGGCGGCCCATGTAGTAGCGCCAGCCCTCCATCATCGAGGCCCGGGCCGAGCTGTAGGTGCTCTGCCGGTAGTCCTTGGCGAACGGCTCATAGGGCACATTCAGCCCCGCTGCCATCCAGCGCAGGATGGACGACTCCAGGTCGGTGAAGCCGTTGTCGACGTTGCCGCTGGTCTGCAGGTTGAGCTTCTCGCCAGGCCACAGGTGCGGGATCTTCACGCCGTTCAGGCGCAGCTGGCTTCCGCTGTGGAAGTTGTTCACCGCCATCATGTAGCCGGCCAGGCTCTGGGTGGCTTCCTGTGAGCCGGCACCGATGATCTGCATTGCGGCATCGGTACCGAGTTCGCTCTCCAGGGTCGCTGCATACATGGCGTTGACGATGGCGTTCTGCAGCTTGGTCTGCTGCAACTTGGGCAGCATGTGCGACTGCTCCAGTACCGAGAGGAACTGGTTGGCGCCGCGCGTCTGCCCATCCTCCATGGGCTCGAAGATGTGGATGAACTGGGGCCGGCCATGCGGGGTTTCCCGCTTGATGTACTGCCAGTCCTGCCCCAGCCCCGTGCCCATGGCCAGGCCGCCGCTGGTGGTCGAACGCACCCAGTAGCCGGCCGGCACTCCCAGATTGTCCAGCGCAACACCCGCCCGCAGGTTCGCGGTGTCGTTGCGCCCCTTGGGGTTGCTGACCCGCTTCGGGCTGATCATCCGCACCGCGGTACGCATGGAGGTCCCGGGCCGATCGAGCCACATGGGCTGCGCACAGATCTCGCCCAGCCGGGTGTGGGTGGCCACCGCCTCGCGCACCATCATGGTGGCTGTGCGCTTGCGCTCCACATCCAGCCAGCACCCGACCGGGTCCTCGGCGTACTCGGTCCACCAGGCTTCCACATCCTGGGCCAGCGCCCGGGCATCTGCATCGCTGATGCCAATCCGCTGCCAGCGCGGCTTGTAGCTGAGCCGGAAGAGGTGGCCCACGATGTTGTCGACGTGCAGCTGCACACCGTTGGCGGCGAACGCGTTGTTGCGGGTGACGTCCTCGGCACGGGCGTTGCCCAGGTCCAGGTTCGGCAGCAGGGCCGCATCCAGCGTCCGGAGGGCCGGCCGCCAGCGCTCCAACTGCCCACCGAAACCGGCGCCGGCACCCTGCCAGCTGCTGAGCATCTGGCGTGCCGGCAGCCCGCTGGGGTGCAGGATCTGGGGTTCGTTCATGCGATCACGCCTGCGGGCCCGCCACGGAGCGGTCTTGCCGCACCGCCCTGAGCCTCAAGTTGGTTGATGTACTTCTGCAATTCGCCCCGATCCGCCGCAGCGAACTCCACCTGGCGCCCATCCCGCTGAACCCGGACGACGCTCGTCCCAGTCAGCAGTTGGTGCAGCGCAAGCTGGGCCTGTTTGAGCCTGTCGGCATCGTTCATCAGTCGTCTCCGTTCATCATGCGGGCCAGCTCAGCCAGGCTCGGGGTGCGAGCAGGTGTTGCCGGGACCACCACCGCACCAGACGGGGCAGCAGGTTGCTCAGGCTCGTCCGGCTCGGCTTCTGCCAGCAGGTCGGCCTGCATCAGTTGGGCCTCGATGTCGTCCCAATCGTTGGGCTTCTTCAGGTGCAGCCGCTGGAAGCGCGCCAGGTGGATCTGGTAGGCCTCGCAGTCCCAGGCCTCGATCGCCGCCCCAGCCTTCTTCTGCCAGATCTTCTTGCCAGCGTGCTTGCGGCTCGGCGCCTTGACCTCGCCGTTGAGTTGCTCGAAGTAGTCGGCGCGCACTCCCTTGTAGCAGTGCATCCGGCCAGGGCCAGTTCCGGTCAGCTTGAGCCGCTCGGACAGCAGGTCCTTCGCCTTGGTGACGCCGATCATGTACACCTGCAGGCCGTACTTGGAGGCCTTGGTACCGGTGCCATCGAGGTCGATCTTGCGCGGCGCCGTGAGGATCTCCGCGTCGAAGTTGTTCGAACCCTTGATCGCCAGCAGCTTCGCCAGGCGCTTCTTGCGCGTGCGCACGTACTCGTACACCGCGTCGTTGGTCTGGCCGTCGGAGCTGTCGACGCTCGCGGCGGAGATACGCATGCGCCAGCCCCGCACGTGCCGGTAGGTGCGGAACAGGTACTGGTCCAGTTCCTTCCACACCGGGTCATCGATACTGGAGCACCCCACCTTGGCCGATACCTCTGTCCAGAGCACCAGCCAGCTTTCTTCGCCGCGGCCATAAGCCCGAAGGATCAGCGCCAGGCGATCGTGCTGAACGTCGACGGTGAGCTGCAGCACCAGGCCGCCGGCCGGCACCACCAGTTCCTGGTAGTCCTCGGCGCGCTCGGCAAGGCGCTCTGCATCGGGTGTGTCCGATTTGAACTCGTAGGTTCTGCCCTGCTTTTGGTTGACGAACTTGATCAGCTGTTTCAAGTCGCCGGAGTCGGCCAGCTTTTCGGCCGCCAGCCGCTCGCGCACCAGCGCTGACATCGTGCTGCCCGGCAGGCAGGCATAGAGTTCGTTCAGTTCCTTGAAACCGGCCTTGCCGTGGAACGGGGCCGTGGCCACCCAGCCGGCCATGGGGTCGCCACGCTCCAGAGCGGCATACACGGTGTTGCGGATGTTCTCCTGCCGCTGGTAGTCGTCCCAGATGCCGCCGCAGTGCGGGCAGGCGTAGTAGGCCGTCTCCGGCAGGTGGAAGCCGTACACCTCGTGCGCCTGGCCACCGTCATCCGGGTCCGCGCTCAGGCAGTGCAAGTGCTCGAAGTCCAGGACGTGCGACTCGCCGCATTCGTGGCAGGTGACCGGCAGCACGCGTTGGTCGGTCTGGGCCAGGCGCTGCTCGGTCTTCGACACTCCCTTCAGCGAGGGCGTCCCGCCCACCAGGATCTTCGCCCCCGGGTACCGCTTTACGCGCTCCTCCAGCAGGCCGATGGCATCCCCCTGCCCCTTCACGTCGTCGCTGGTGTCGTCCGGTTCCTCCACCACGGCCAGGCCAACGCTTGAGGTCGACTTCACGTTGCCAGGTGAGTTGGACGCAACCAGCTTCAGGAAGCCACCGGGGAACGACTTGTGGTTCCAGCGGTTGCCGGACTTCTTCGCCGTGGTGACGTCCATCCGCCTCGACACGGAGGTGTTGGCCTTGGTGGCCGGTACCAGCTTCTCGTCGTGGAACGCCTTGCCGTCCCCGTCCTTCGCGAACAGGACCATGATCGGCATCGGCCGGCCCGAGATGTTCTTGAAGATGCAGCCGATCAGGAAGTAGGTCCAGCCGATCTGGGCGGCCTTCATCAGGTCGATCTCGTCTACCGCAGGATCGTCCATCGCCATGGCCACCCCGATGAAGTACGGGGTGTAGTAGAACTGGTAGAGCCCGTGCAGCAGGCCCGCTTCTTCGGGCAGGTAGTACTCGTTCTCCAGATACTCAGTCGTCGGTATCTGCTTGGGCGGGTTGAACTGCTGTGCCGCCTCCAGCAATACGACGGCCAAGTTTGTCCGCATAGCCGCCAATTCGGCTGACTGTAGATCCAACAATGCGGTTCACTCCGTCGCGGTCGACGCTGATCTTGTTCGCCGTCTCGATCTGCTGGACCAGCTTTTCAAAGCCCCCCTGGTATTCCCGGTTGGCGAAAGCGGCCCAGTCTCGAAGCGCCGCTGCGGCATCCGCCGCTGGCACAAGCGTCGACAGTTTTTCGTGGTAGCTGAGGCGGTTGAGTGAGGTCTTGACCGTCGACTCTTCGAGGCGCGCCGAGTTGAGCGCCTCCGCCTGGCCGCCGCCGCGGCCCGCCGCCTTCTCGCGCAGGTCGCGGATGTAGGCGATGCGGATGTCGTCCATGGTCGCCTCGGACCAGTCGAGCTCCAGGTTCTTCAGCATGTCGCGGCAGTTGCGCTCGCTCATGTCGAGGTGCGCAGCAATATCGCGTTGGGTGGGCATACCGGGTACCTCTGAAATGCCCGGCGCAGAGCACCGGAAGCGGAACCCCCTCATAGGGTCGTCTATCTGTGAACCGCCCGGGGTCTACGCGCCCGTACGGGACAGAACCCCAGGGAGGACCCACTCCATCAGCCCCCCCTCGGGGGCCGGGGTGTCGGACCGGCCCGCCTGCGATCGGGGCCGGTCCAGACTGGGTTGGGCTCTGGCCGCAGCACGCCGGCCAGGTTGCCACCCGATCGAATGACAGCGATGGCGAACACCACCACCAGCACCGCCAGCGGCCAGCCCTGGGCAGGCACACGCAGTTCACCCTTGAGGATGTAGATGCAACTCGCACCCGCGCAGCCCATCACCAGCGTGGCCAGGATGGACACGCCGCGCTTGAACTGTGCGTCGCCGCGTTGGTAGGTGAACATGCGCGCGAAGATCGCAGCACATGCCAAGAACACGACCTGAGTCAGCAGAGCACTAGCCATCGGTTCCCTTCTCCCCGCTCGAGCCTGCGCCCGGGCCTTGCCGTCTGATCGCCGCAAGGGCGATCCCCACCACCAGGCACGACGCCGCGAAAGCAGCGGGCCCGGGGAAGTTGAACGGCCGGATGTTCATGATCTCCAGCTCGCCAATGGCTGGCGAGAACAGGTAGCCCATGACGAACGACACGAGGCAGAACACCGTGCGCTGCCACACCGGCAACTCGCGGGTCGCGGTGAAGTACACCAGTGCGCCCATCAGCGCACCGACCGCAGCCTCAACGTTCAAGCCCGCCATGATGCCGGCGACACCAGCGCCGGCTGCTCCGGCCACAACAGCGCCAACGGCGCTCGCTGGTTCGCCCATTCGTTCGTCCTCCCTGGTGGCCATGGGCCGGAAAAAGAAAGCCCCGCCGGGGTGGGCGGGGCTTTGCAGGTCACCGGGCTGGGGAGCTCGGTGTTAGCGCACAGCACTGTGCTCTGGTTGCGCGAGGCGCAATTCTTAAATCGTGCCTACGTTGTACCCCCCGAGTGCGGCTGGCGTAAACGGACGATTAACGCCAGTTCTTCCCGGCACCTTCCCGGCGCTTCCCGGCGCCTTCCCGGCGATTTCGTAACGACGAGTGGTCAAGCCGCCTGCCCCTTCATGCGCTTGATAGCGCGGGCATCCGCTCGGCTCTCAAGGCCCGCCTGCACCAACTCGTGCAACCGGTGCACGCGATCGTGGTAAGTGCGCTTGCCTGCGATCTTCACCCGCCGCATCTGCTGCTCGACGGTCGGCATCGTGTCGGTCAGGTAGCGAACCCTCGCCAACTTCACCAGTTGGGTCAGGTGGCAGAACGGCGGCGCGCTTGTGTGCCCCGCCTCCTTCCAGGCCACTTCCAACGGCTCATCCTGCCGGGCTCCCTCGCGAGCCATCTCGGACAGCACCGCATCCACCTCCATCGCCGCATGGTCCATCGCCGTCCACACCAGGCCGTCGCTCTTGCCCGAGCGCGGCGGCGCACCGCCCCACTCGATCACCGCGCCCAGCGAGCAGCGCATCCCGCCCACCTGGCAACGCCCACGCATCTGTTCGCCCCAGTGCTGCAGCAGCACCTCAACTTCCTCAATCATGGCCACGCTCCCCGTTTGAATTACCAACCCGACACAGAACACCCCAACCCAACACAAACCCAACACACTCAAAAGCCAATAAAATCAATGCCTTCAAAGCAACTGTGTTGGGTGTGTTGGGTTTGTTGGGTTTTTCGGTCTTCGCGTAGAGAAAAAAACTGTTCACTGAGGCCGGGTGAAGCGTTGAAGAAATCACGCGCGCGCATGCGCCCGCGCGCGAAAACCCAACACACCCGACACAGATTGCTAGAGCCCGCGCAGTTAGGGGGTTCCGGTTGTGTCGGGTTGGCGAAACCGAGCCAACACAACCCAACACACCCAACACACTTTTGAACGCTCTCATGCTGCTACCGCCTTCACGTGGTCCCAGTTGTCCACGTTCCAGCCCGCCAGCTTGGCCCTGTCCCGCCACTCCACAACCGCCTTACCCAACTGGGGCGCCTTGAGTGATGGGGCCGGGGAAGATGCCGGGTCGTCCGGGAAGAAGAACGCCCCGAAGCGCCGCGTGTTGCCATCCGTCCAGGGGATGGGCCGCGTCTTCTGCACCTCGGCGCTGATGAACAGACTGAACTTCGTATGGCTCATCGAGTGCTCCTTGTTCTTCTGGCACCACTCGATGAACAGGCCATACAGGTCGCTCGACAGGCATGGGCCCCACAGGCCGTTGCCCAGGTCGCCAACCTTCCACAGGTGCAGGAACGTCTGCCAGGTTGACCGCGACAGCGCCACCAGCCGATCCCGCGCAGGCGTCACCGGCGGCTTGGTCTGCGGGTCGAAGTCGCCCAGGTCCACATCCAGCAGCCAGCCATGGAAGGCCTCGACGCCACCGTTGGCCAGCTCATGCTTGATCGCCTTCTGCCGGTCCTCCGGCAGCGTCGCCTCCGGCCACAACACCAGGAAGCGCCGGTCACCTTCAGAGATCGGCCACGGCATGATCTCGTTCGAGAGGAACACCGCGTTCATGTGGCTCGCTTCCTCCCAGCCGTTCACGAACTTGCTCTCGATGCGCACCGTCTGCCCGGTGATCAACTGCTTGATCTTGCCTACCTGGTTGTAGCGCTGGTCGCGGCTCACAACCTCCTCGAACACCGCCCAGAGCTTGCCGCTCTGCCAGGCGTTGAAGTTGCCCTCCAACTGGGTCTGGCCCACCGTCGCGGCGTACTGCCCGTAGATGCGGCCCATCACCACCGAGTTCAGCAGCGACTTGCCCGAGCCCTCGATGATGGAGTGCATCAGCACCGCCGTGTCCATCTTCGCCCCCGAGTGCTGCAGCGGGAACGCCAGCCAGCGCTTCAGCCAGGTGGCCGCCTTCTCGTCGTGGTTGCACAGGAAGTCCACCAGCCACCGCAGGTTCTCGCACGCAGCAGGGTTGCGAACCGGCTCCAGCGGCAGGCCCTCATAGGTGTTGATATGGGTTTTCGGATCCACCGTCAGGGTCGGGTCGAAGACGATCTGCTCAACATCCACCACCCGCCGCTCGGCGCTGTTCAGCCACAGGTTGTAGGCATCGCCCAGGGCCATCTTCAGGGCGCCCTCGGGCAGCCGGCGCTTCTTCGCGCAGTCCCAGGCGTCCTTGGTACCGTCGATGAACACATAGCGGATCAAGGGCGGCATGCTCATGGCGTCCAGCTTCTTGCCCGCCATCTTCCGCGCGTCCTCGATCTCCTTGACCTGCTCCTCGCTGATCCGCTTTTTGCGCTTGGAATCGACGACCGCCGCCCACTCCTTGTACAGCTCCCGGCCGACATGAGCCTCGAAGGCCGCGCGCTTCATCTTCCGCGCCTTGTCGGTGTCCCACACGTTCGTGGTACCGACGATTAGCGCATAACGCCGCAGCAGCTTGTTCAGGTTGAGGCTGTCCCCCTCCACCCCTTCTTCATCAGCGGCTGCCTCCTCATCTTCGGATAGGGCCGGGGAAAGGTCCGGCTCTTCCGGGCCAGAGGCCAAGGCCGCCATCAGCTGCTCGCGCACCACATCCAGGCCCTGCGCGATGTGCAGGTCGTTCCAGTCCTTACCCTGGGCATCTTCGGCCAGCACCGGGAAGCCGGTCATGCCGCGCACTTCGCGCGCCGCGGCCTCGGCCTTGGTGCGCCCGGGGTTGCCCTTCACGGTCGGGTCATCATCGCCGGCCATCACGATCGGCGAATCAGGGTGATACCCGCGCAGCGCACGCGCCACGGCGGGCATGTTCCCGGAGTCAACAGCCATTGCCACAGGCCAGCCGGTGGCCATATGCACGCTGGCCGCTGTTGCATAGCCCTCGGCGATCGAGAACGGCTCACCCGGGCCGATATCGCCCAGCACATGGAAGCAACCGCTCTTGCGCCCGTACTTCGGAAACAGCTTGGTGCCCTGCGGGTTGATCGCCTGCAGGCTCCACAGCTTGCCGGCCTCGTCCACCAGCGGCACAGCCAGGGTGCCGCGCTTGAACATCATGAAGCTGATGTGGTCCGGCCGAGGGTCGGGCATCGCATCCAGGAAGCGCTTGCTCTCGTCACCCACCCAGATGTCGCAGCGCTGCGCCTGGTCGTCGATCGACAGCAGCACGGTGTGGTTGAAGAACCCGACGCCGAAGGCGCCCACCTGCTTGCGCTCCAGGTAGGCACTCTTCCCCTCCGGCTTCACCTGCTCTGCCCAGATCCGCTGGCAGGCCTGGGCCACGGCTTCGCGCATCAATGCGGCCCGAGCCTCGTCTTGCTCGATCTCAGCCTGCCGCGCCTTGCGCCGCGCCTCAGCCTCCCGGGCCTGCTTGCGCTTCACCTCGGCCGGCATCTCTTCCTGCGCGGGCTTCCAGCCATTGTCCATGGCCAGCTTAATCACCGTGCCCAGGCCGGTTCCGCTTTTGCGGAAGCTTCTCCACACGGTCTTGGCGTCACGCGTGCTATAGCTCTTGGCGCCCTGGCTCCAGGTATCCCAGGCATCGAACCCAAGCTGGCCGAACTCGGCCTTGATGCCCATCCCCACCTCGATCCAGGTCTCGCGGTCGTCAGCGTCGATGTAACGCAGTAGTTCATGAAGGTCAGCGACTGTCAGCGGAATGTTGTCGCTCACTGCCGGGCCTCCTGTACAGGATTCGCGCCAGCGTTGAAAATCGCCGAAAAACTAGTCAACAACGGCAGGGAGTCACGATGGGCAAATTCGTCTATGCAGCCACATGCCCGCATTGCGGAGTTCAAAAATCTTCGTTCACGGGAGGCACGATTCTTAGAACCGATGACTCGATGATGTCGAGGATTCCCCTCTCGTGCTCTCACTGTTACGAGGTCATTGTCGTCGTTGCTTCCCATATCCACGGCTTTGTTCATGCGTTTAATGCCGGCAAAGATGAAGTCGCACTCGACAGATCCAATTCCGTTTTCCCGATCAGGTTCTACCCAGCCGGAACTCAGCACAGCGCACCGGAGGCGGTTCCGGAAAGAATCGGCAGGTACTTCGTAGAGGCCAAAGACAACCTGTCGAGAGGCAACTACGAAACCTGCATCCTGCTCTGCGGCAAGACCCTTGACCTTGCAACCAGAGACATGGATCAGTCGTGGCGACTGGACAAGCGAATCAAGAAGCTGGCCGACGACGGGAAGATCACCGCCGAAATGGCAGCCTGGGCTGAAGAGATCCGAATTGATCGCAACGATGCGGTCCATGACGACGTCGACTTTGAACAAAGCGATGCCATCGAAATAATCGGGTTCATTGAAGCCTTCCTGAACTACCTCTACACCCTTCCAGCCCTTGTCCACGCCAGACGTCAAGAGCGGCAGGGGCAGGAGAGTTCCGCGCCCGCGCCCTAGAGCTTCACTCATCACTACCACCCTCCATCGCCAGGCGCGCACCTAGCATGATGCCCAGCACCTGGGCCACCACCTCGGCACCGTGGTGCTCCAGGTCCTCCACCTCATGGCGCTCCCACGTCTCATCGTCGGCGCCCTCGTGCAGGCTGCGCACGAACTGGCTCTCCTTGGCCAGCAGGTCGGAGAGGGCCAACAGCGAGTCGCGCGTGGCACGCACCGAGGCGGGCTTGTAGAACACCCCACCCTTGATGCGGGCGATGGTGCGCAGGGTGTTTTCGGCCTCGCAGAGTTCCAGCCAGCGCTCGAAGTCACGAGCGCCCAGTTGGTTCTCCGGGTAGCTGGCCGAAAGGCGTTTCTGGAAGGCGTTGAACGGTTCGCCCAGGCCGGCGCAGAGCGCCGTCATGCCGCCACGGAAGTGGCGACTGTCGCGGTCGATGGCTTGTTCGAGGGTCAAGACAGGGCCAAGGCCCTCGGTCGGGTCTGTTCTCATGGCGTTAATACCCCTGTAACGCCGTAGCCATCGGGGCAGGCTTGCCCTACCCTATGGCTACGACTTGTGCACGTGCTGTGTCTGTCGTAAGCCTCATGCGGGAGGTGAGATGCCCGCATGAGGCGCCTTTCAGGCTGATAGCTCAGTCGGCGGTTCAGTGAACACATCCGGTCGAAGCTTCAGCCGATTTACCCCGGTGATCCGTTCAACGATCAGGACGTACTCAGCCGGGAGGCGACCCTTCTTCATCCAGTAGGAAACAAGCTGCTGCGAAACTGGCTTCTGATGGGTCGTGATCTTCTGTGCGAAAGGCCGTTGGCCACCCGCCTTGGCAACGGCATCGGCGAACGCTTCTCGCATTGAATCGCTCATTTGCGTGGCACCTCGGTTGAAACAATCGACCTCAGATTACGTGCTTTTTTGTAAGGTCTCAACGCCTTTGTGAGTTTGAAGGCTAACAAAATGTTTTGTAGCCTTCGGTCATGAACGAACCCATCCTGAATCCCTCCCCCGCGGCCAAGCTCTTCAAGGCGCGCCGCGAAGAGCTTGGTCTCACGCAGACCGAACTCGCCGAGAAAGTGTCCGACTCACTTGGTAGCGGCCAGCGCCTGTCACAGCAGACATATGCCTCATTTGAGCGCGGTAAAACTCAGTCCTCCAAGCACGAAATGCAGATCGCCGCAGCACTGGGCATCCTTGATAACTACATGTCTATCAAGCGGATGGGCGCCTATGCGGCCCAGATCGTTGACCTGAGCGAAGCCCTGGTAAAGCACCCTGAACTCTTCCATCATCCAGTCGAGAACGAACTGGAAGTGCTTGGCCCGCCATCAGTGTGGGATGACGACACTCCGCTTGAAGACGACGAGGTCGAAGTGCCCCTGTACAAGGAAGTAGAGCTTTCGGCTGGGGACGGTAGGACCATGATGGATACATCTACTCGCGCCCGCCTGCGAATCGGAAAACTCACACTTCGCAGGCAGGGCATCGACCCAAGCAACGTGGTCTGCATGAAGGTCAGCGGGAACAGCATGGAGCCCGTGCTTCCCGACAACAGCACCGTTGGAGTCGACCGCGGGAAGACTTCACTAAAGGATGGCGAGCTCTACGCCTTCATCCAGCGCAGCCATCTTCGAATCAAGCAGTTGTTCCGCCTGCCTTCAGGTGGAATCAGGGTCCGCAGCTTCAACCGCGACGACCATCCTGACGAGGAGTACTCACCCGAGCAGGTGCACGAACAGGAGATCGAGATACTGGGCCGAGTGTTCTGGTGGTCGGTTTTAAGATAGGTAGCACCCACAATTGAAACCCGCTTCGGCGGGTTTTTTGTTGCCTTACAAAAATCACGCTTGCTTCTAACGTACTTTTTTGTATTCTAAATGCGTACGCCCCATCTCACCTGGAGTACGCAATGCAAACGACACAGCACAGCACCCCCTGCCCGGTCTATGTGATCCCGGCTCGCTCCATCACCCCTGACGATGTGTTCAAGGTCCGCCGCGCGGCAGAGGCCGCTGGCTGCAAGTTCGTCAGCACCCGCCCGCGCTTCACCATCACCCCCCCCAGCACGGGCCCGTTCGGGGGTGACGCCGCATGAGCGCCTACGCCCTAACTCGCGCCTCCGAAGGCGCCCTGCGCATGCTGCTCGCCACCGGCGGCAGCGAGCAGCTCAAGCTGCAGCGCCCCATCAGCGACCTGCGCGCCGACGTCACCGTGACACCCGGCCGCGATCGCATTGAGGCCGTCGTTCACTTCGGCGACTTCACCTACAGCACGAGCCTGCCCGCTGGCGACACCGCCAACCTGCAGCACCTGGCCGACTTCATCGACGCCGCCGCCAACGGCAACGTCGAGAACGCCGCGCCCACGGTGCGCAGGGCCGTGCTGGGTGCCTGTGACATCGCTTACGCCCGCCTCACCCGGGACGACGAGCGCTGCATCCAGAAGCTCTGTGGCTCGGGCGGCACCGCCGAGCTGAGCACTGGCAGCAAGGTCACCATGCATGCCAGCCCGGGCGGGCCCAAGGTCACGGCCATCGTCGTGCACGGCAAGCGCACCGAGATCTGCTCGGGCAGCCAGGCCGATGTACGCCGCTCGGTCGCCGAGCTGGTCGAGCAACTCGCCGCGTAGGAACCCGCCATGAACAGAACCCTCGACGAGGCCGCAGCACTGCTCGGCCTGCGGCCCCGCGCATTCCGCGAACAGCTCAAGGAACTCAAGGTGCTCAACCGCGACGGCACCCTGGGCGCCCGCTACGTAGGCACCGGCAAGCTCTACAGCCAGGTGCGCAGCTTCCAGGACAAGCAGCAACGCCCCCGGCACTACGCCGTGGTGATGGTCACGGAAGAAGGAATCGCCCACCTGGCTAAGCGCCTGGGCATCGAGATCAAAGCACAGCACAAGGACGCCGCCGCATGAACACCGCAGCCCACAGCACCCTGATCGAACTCCTCACCCGTCTGGTCGAGGTCACCCCGGCCCGCTCGGTGCCGTACGTCACCCTTACCAGCAACCCGGAGCGCCCCTTCGGCGCCGTCGTCATCGGCCCGGCCGGCAACCTCGTCGCCAGCTACATGGGCCAGACCGTGGCCGGCCTCGTCTCGATGATCCAGCACGCGCTGAACAGCCAGGCGGAGTGAACACGCGATGAACAACAGCACCAAGCTCTACCAGCACCTGTTGAGGATGGCCCAGGCAGTTCGTAACGCCCCCACCGTTGCCGAGCTCGCAAGCAACTCACACTCCAGCACGGGCGCCATCAGCCTTGCCGTCAGCATGGACCTACTCCAGCTCGGCGAAATGACGCGCTACTTCGACCTGACCAACAACGCCTGGGACATTCGCTACGACGAACTCAAGGTCATCGCGGCAACCGCCCGTGAGTCCGAGCGCAAGGCAACGCTCGCCATCACCTCCAGCCCGGAGCCCACCGCCGCATGAGCACCCTCGACCAGCTGCGCGGCGAGTTCGCCTCGCCCTGCCCTTCGCTGACCAGGGTGCGCGAGGAGTACTTCCCCCACATCCGCACCGACAAGGCCCTGCTGCGCGCCATCACCACCGGCCGCATCAACCTGGTGGTCAGCAAGCTGGATTCGAGCCGCTACGCCCGCCACGTCGTGTACCTGCACCACCTGGCGGCCTACCTCGACGAAAAAGCCGCAGAGCACACGCAACCCTCAACCCAACCCAAGCGAGACACCACCCATGAGCAAGCCTGTACGCCCCTTCATTGACACCCTCCGCGACTTGGAGGGCGGCTACCTGCTCGACGAGCTGAGTGGCCACCAGCACGGCCTGGTCGACCAGGTGCGCCTGACCAACAAGCCGGGCTCTCTGACCATCGTCCTCAACTACAAGCCCGACGGCGCCGGCCAGCTGAGCATCAAGGCCGACGTGAAGGTGAAGGAGCCGAAGCTGGCCCGCGGCAACTCCCTGTTCTTCCTCACCCCCGAGGGCAACCTCACCCGCAACGACCCGCGCCAACAGTCCATGGACCTGCGCCCGGTCATCCAGGAACAGCAACCGGGCGAGATGCGCACCGCCGGTAACGAGTAACCCACCCCAACAGCTCGAAGGAGCATCGCAATGCAATCGACCCTGAACCACCTGCTGTCTCTCGCCCAAGCCCTGGGCAAGCCTCTGGACCATCCTGGGCTGGCCACTCCCATATCGCTACTGCCGGATGACGTGAAAGTCGAGAGCCTGGAGCACCTGCTCCCCGCACCGACCCGCACCAAGGTGAGCCGCACGCTGCTCGACGCGGCCTCCTTCATCGAATACGCCAACCGCTTCAAGTCGCCGGCCACCAGCCTTTTCTGCAATGGCCCCGACGAGCGCGGCTTCAAGGCCATCTTCGACTACCACCAACCCGGCCAGCCGGCCTGGGGCGATCACACCGCGCTCTATGTGTGCCCCACCACCACTGAATGGAGCCGCTGGCTGAAAGCCAACCGCCAACCCTTCGAGCAGGCCGATTTCGCAGCGTTCATTGAGGACAACATCAAGGACATCGTGGTGCCGCCGGAAGACACCCAGGCCCCGAGCGCAGCGGACATGCTTGAGATCAGCCGCACCCTTTCTGCCCAGAAAAACCTGCAGTTCCGCCAGGGCGTCCGCCTCGATAACGGCGCGGTGCAGTTCACCTTCAACGAGGAGATCAACGGCCAGGCCGGCAACGCCGGACAGCTGAGCATCCCCGAGCAGTTCTACATCGGCGTGAAGCCGTTCCTGGGCGGCGACACCTTCTGCATCCCCGCCCGCTTCCGCTGGCGCATCACCGACAAGCAAGCTCTGAGCATCCGCTTCGAACTGGTCCGCCCCGACAAGGTGCTGGAGATGGCCTACAGCGCTGTGCGCGAGCAGATCCAGAAAGGCCTCGCCGACGTACCCATGTACGAATCGAAGTTCTGATCCACACCCCAAGGCCGGCCGCCCATCTCACATCACGGCGGCCCGCCCCACGACGGAGATACAGCACGTGCAAACCCTCAACTCGCTCGACATCAGCCTCTACATCGGCCTCGCCACCCTCTTCGCCCTGGCGCTTATCTGGTGGGTCTACACCCTCGGCTTCAGCGAAGGGCGCACCTCCGGATACGACGAAGGCTGGGCCGCCGACCGGCGCGCCCACCACCAGCGTGTAGAAGCCCTCCACGAGGACCTGGCCCTCCTGCACGGCAAGCTGGCCGAACTCGACGCCAAGCATCTAAGCGACCGCGAGTCGATCATGCAGGACGCCGACACCCGCATTGCCATCTACTCGCGCCGAGCCAACCCGCTGACACGCGATGACGCCAAGTGGCTGCGGAAGGTTTCCGGGCAGCTCCAACTGCTCGCCACCATGCACCACAACCTGGCCAACGACACCGCCGAGAACTGGGCCTACGCCGCCATCGCCAAGGCGAACAACCTGGCCGCACTGGTGGACGAGGCGCTGGATGCTGCAGAACCAGTGAACCCGCAGGCACCGAGCATTGACTCCTACCTTCCAGTCATCGAGCCCACGCCTGAACAACAACGCCTTGCCCAACGCATCGACCAACACATCGAAAAGCGCAGGAACGAAGCGTTCGAACGGGTCGCCGCCCAGGCCGCGGAAGAGTCCACTCGCCCGCGCCGCAGCGTTCTGGTCCAGGGCCCGGAGGGGTGTGGAAAGACGCGCAACTCCAAAGCCATCGCAGCAGCCCTCGGCCTCACGGACATCAGGGATGACTGGAATCCCGGAGTCCCGATCAACATCTGGAACACCCTGCACCTGACAAACCCAGACCACTCTCACAAGCGCTTCTCCGGCTACACCATCAGCTACGACCAGGCTATGGAACTTGTTCTCCGCCGGGCTGAACAGGAGTCCGCAGCATGACCTGGATACTCACCAGCCAAGGCCACCGCTTCGACCTGCTGGACCCGAAGCCCATGATGATCGACCCGCGCGACATCGCCCACGCACTGAGCAACCTGTGCCGCTTCAACGGCCACACCGGCACCCACTACAGCGTCGCCCAGCACAGCTACCTGGTCGCCAACCTGGTACCAGCAGAAGACAGGCTGCACGCACTGCTCCATGACGCCACCGAGGCTTACATCGGTGACATGGTCCGCCCGCTCAAGGAGGTGATACCCACCTTCCGCGAAGTCGAGGAGCGAATCTGGCTCGCGATCTGCGACCTGTTTCACCTCGACCCTGAGCTTCCCTCCAGCGTGAAGCACGCCGACCTGGTGGCGTTGGCCACCGAACGCCGCGACCTCATGCCGAACCATCCCGCCGAGTGGGAATGCCTCGCGGGCATCATCCCAGCCCCGGGCCGCATCTCGCCCTGGTCCGCCACCGAGGCCCGTACCCACTACCACCACGCGTTGATGGAACAGCTGAGCATCAGCCACCGGAGGGCACACGCATGAACATCCAGATCTTCGCCGGCCACGGCCCGGGCCTGCTGCTCGCCAAACTGCTGGTCGCCGGCGCCGCCTCGAAGGATCAGGCAAGCGTCGCGCTCGACGCAGCCTTCAACCAGTCCCGCGCAATCCGCCTCGCCGAAGCGAACTACCGCGATGGCGCCTTCTGCGGCGATCCCTACGTGCATAACTGCGAACGGGAGCACTGCCCCACCTCCGACAGCTACGTCGGACCGGCCTCGCCGCTCCCCAGGCCGACCTTCGATACCGATGATCACCTGGGCCCTAGCGCAATCCACCCAGCCCTGCTGGATGGCTTCGCCCTACTGCCTCTCGCACTGACAGCGGAGAACGGCGCCAAGGGGGCGATGCTCGGTGAGTTTTCCTTTTCCGTTGAGGCCTCCTGCTACGACTGCACCCATACCGGCATAGGGCCTGACTCGGCGTGCGAAGTCTGCGGCGGGGCCTGTACCTACAGCCAGGAGGTCACCGTGCCCTGGGACACGATCAAGGACATCTACGCCGCAGCCGTCGCCCTGTTCGCCAAGAACGGAGGGCCCAAGGCATGAGCGACAAGCCCACCGAGCTGACTTTTCTGGTTACGACGGGCGAGGTCACCATCCTGCCCGCCTCAAGTCTCTCTCGCCGCTACTTAATCACCGATCCATCCATCAGTGATCTGGCAGTCGCACTGTCGGAACTGGAGCCGCACCCGGTCACCTTCGACTCACCGCCCTGCATTGGCCATTCGGTACCGCTCAGCAAGCGCTGCAAGCGCCGGGGCGGGAGGAGAGGCCAATGAGCGCCTACCAGAAGTTCCCCACGACCCTGCCACTGCCCCTGGGCCATGAACTGTTCGTCGACCTGTTCGCCGGGCACGGCGGGGCCAGCGAGGGCGGCCGCCGGGCGTACCGCGACCCGGACATCGCCATCAACCACAACCCCGTGGCGCTCGCCGTGCACCGGGCGAACCACCCGAGCACCCGCCACTACCGCACCGACGTCTTCGAAGTGGACCCGATCGCGGTAACCGGCGGCCAACCCGTCGGTATCCTCTGGGCATCGCCCGACTGCCGGCACTTCTCCAGGGCGAAGGGCGGCAAGCCGCGCCAGCTCAACATCCGCAGCCTCGCCTGGGTCGTCGTGCGCTGGGTCTACGCCACCCGTCCACGGCTGTTCCTGCTGGAGAACGTCGAGGAGTTCCGCAAGTGGGGCCCGCTGGATGCCGATGGCTACCCGATCAAGGCCCTGGAGGGCCGCACCTTCGACGCCTTCGTGGCCGTCCTGACCACCGGCCTCGCCGAGGATCACCCGGACATGCCGGAGATCCTCGACGCCGTCGGCCAGTGGGTACCGAAAGAAGCCATCGTCAGGGGCATGGGCTGCAAGGTCGAGCACCAGTTGCGTATCGCCGCCAACGTCGGCGCCCGCACCTCACGCAAGCGCCTGTTCATGATCGGCCGTACTGATGGCCGCCCCATCGTCTGGCCCGAACCCGCCTACCACAAGGCCCCGAAGAACAAGCAGAAGGCCTGGCGCCCGGTGGCCGAGTGCCTCGACTTCACCGACCTGGGCCGCAGCATCATCGACAAGGAGCCGGTGGCGAACACCTGCAAGCGTGTGGCCAAAGGCATCTGGCGCCACGTGATGAACACCGGCGAGCCCTTCATCGTGCCCCTGCGCGGCACCACCGAGGCACACCACACCAGCCACGAAACCGGGCACCCAATCAGCACCATCGCCGCCCAGGGCCGCCACCACGCCCTGCTCACGCCCCACATCGCGCCGGTGCTCACCGAGTTCGCCAACACCAGTTCGCAGCGCACCTTCAGCGCCACCGAGCCCATGCGCACGCAAGTCGCCCAGGTCAAGGGCGGCCACTTCGCCATGGCCGCGCCTACCCTCATCCAGACGGGGTACGGGGAGCGCGAGGGGCAAGAGCCACGGGCACCAGGCATCGGCAAGCCGCTGGGCACCGTCGTTGCCGGCGGCACCAAGCACGCCCTGGTGGCTGCCTCCATGGTCACCCTGCGCAAGGGCAGCATCGGCGCCTCGGTGAACTCGCCGCTGAGCGTGATCTCCACCAGCGGCGGGCATCACGCCCTGGCAGCCTGCTGCATGGAACAAGCGAACGGCGGGTTCTACGACGGCGATGGCCGCCCGTTGACGGCACCGGCCAGCACCATCACCCAGGCAGGGTCTAACCAGCGCCTGGTGAGCGCCTTCCTGGTGAAGTACCACACCACCGGCGACAACAACCTCAGCCTGCAGCAGCCCGTCAGCACGCTGACGACCCGCGACCGACTGGCGATGGTAACCACCGAACAGGTGCCGGCCGACCTCCTCCCGCCGGAGCTGATGGAGAAGGCCCGCAAATGCGCCGCCTTCATGCACCGCCACCTGCCCACGCACTTCCCCCACCAGGTGGACCTGATCCTCATGGAAGGCTGGGTGCTGGTGGACATCACCATGCGGATGCTCAAGCCCCGCGAGCTGGCCTCCGCCCAGGGCTTCGGCCCCGACTACATCATCGACCGCGGCCTGTTCGAGAACGAGGAAACCGGGGAGCTGTTCTGGAAAGGCATCAGCCAAAAAGACCAGGTAGCCGGCATCGGCAACAGCGTCTGCCCAGACGAGGCCGAAGCCCTGATCGGCGCCAACGCTCGCGACATGATCGACCAATACAGGAGGCTCGCAGCATGAGCCACGACCAAGAGGACCCGAGACTTCTACTGGGCGATTGCCTCGAGGAGCTGCGCACCTTACCTGCTGAAAGCGTCGACAGCGTCGTCACCGACCCGCCCTACGGCATCCGCTTCATGGGCAAGGCATGGGATGGCAAGGACATCGAAGACCGCGCAGCCGCGCGCCGCAGCAAGCCGTCCCGCGACAGCGGCTGCGGGGCGACAGGTGGCCACCGGTCTGTGGCGGCCGAGGCCGGAAAATACGACCTGACCCCGGCGGCCATGCGCGCCTTCCAAGAGTTCAGCTTCGCCTGGGCTGCTGAGGCGTTCCGCGTGCTCAAGCCCGGCGGCCACCTACTGTCGTTCGCATCACCGCGGACCTATCACCACATGGCCGTCGGCATCGAGATGGCTGGTTTCGAGATCCGCGACCAGATCATGTGGGTGTTCGGTTCAGGCTTCCCGAAGAGCCACAACCTCAAGGACGGGTATGAGGGCTTGGGCACCGCCCTGAAGCCTGCGCATGAGCCCATCTGCATGGCGCGCAAACCTCTTGTCGGCAGCGTCGCCCAGAACGTGGCGCAACACGGTACCGGCGCGATCAATATCGACGCGTGCCGAGTTGCTGGCGAGCAGATGCAGCCGAACACCGGTGCCGGCGGACTCCCGCGGCGTCACGCCGAAGAGCAGCGCGGCCCCGGCATCTTGGCGCAACCGCACGCCGGCGGACGCTGGCCCGCAAACCTGATCCACGATGGCAGCCACGAGGTTGTGGCGCTGTTCCCCGCTGAGGCAGGCGCCGCCGCTCCTGTAAAGGGCACCGAACCAACAGCCAACGGTTTCAGCGGGCCAGTGAAGTACTCCGGCATGCTCAATCGTGTTGCGGGAGACTTCTACAACGACTCCGGCAGTGCGGCCAGATTCTTCTACTGCGCCAAAACCAGCCGGAAGGATCGCAACGAGGGCTGCGAACACATGGAACGCAAACCCCTGCACTGGTCGAGCGGAGATGCCAACCCGGGCAGCTTCCAGAGTGAAGGCACTGACAAGACCAGCCCGAACAACCACCCGACGGTCAAGCCAACCGACCTAATGGCCTACCTGATCCGGCTGGTCACACCCCCTGTTCTGGAGCCGGTCACCGCACACGGCAAAGACGGACAGTACGTGCCAGTAGTGCTCGATCCGTTCATGGGCAGCGGAAGCACCGGCAAAGCAGCCGTACGCGAAGGGTTCCGGTTCATCGGGTGCGAACTATCACCGGAGTACTTCAGCATCGCCGCCGCCAGGATTCAGGCCGAGCGCGAGCACCAACGCGCTGAAAGGGCCCAGCTGGACTTTTTTGATCACCGCGAGGTTGCCAACAGATGAGCCGCCGCAAGCCCCACAACATGCGCACCCGCCTCGAACGGTCATTCCGCGCCACCCTGCGCAGCAACCACGTGGCGGTCGTGAACATCGACCCCAGTGGCAACCAGGGCCTGATCAACTGGAAGAACTGCCGCAGCATCCCGCCCGGGCAGAGAATCGCGGACGCCGTCTGCGACTTCCCCCACCGCTGGTCCATCTACCTGGCCGCCCTGTGCATCGATCAGCACGGCCAGCGCTACATCAAGAGCATCGAAGCCGAACCGGCCGGCAACTACCTGGCCTCCGACCTGACCGAGGTGATCGAGACCTGCTACCGGGGCCTGCTGGACGAGTGCAACCCCAAGCACCTGGTTGGCTCCGGCTGGATCGCCAACCCCAGTGGGGTATCCATGACCGAAGAGGAAGCCGCCCGTGTCTTCGACGCCGTCGGGGCCTGGCCATTGAAGGAGGCAGCGTGATGTCACTGCAGATAGAGCGCTACTTGCGGGAGGAACAGGTGCTGGAAGCCACGACCCTGTCCCACGCAACGCTGTGGCGGGAAATCAAGGCGGGCCGCTTCCCTCAACAGGTCCGCCTGTCCCCTGGCCGGGTAGGCTGGAAGGTGTCAGAAATCAACCGCTGGTTGAGCGACCCCACCAACTACCAACAACCTGAGGCGGCCTAA